CCTTCCCTGCTTCGCGTGAGGTCTGTCTCTCACAGTTGCTCTTGAGGTATTCCGTAAGCCTACCATTCGCGAGCTTCAACACCCAACATGATCCATCCTCAGTCTCAGAGACAATAACCCCGGCCTGTGGCCTCCTCCCCTCTCTTGTACAAAGCATAATATCCCTCGCCTTCGCCCCTTGCCGCTTCAACGTACGACAAGCCTCAAACAACTCCGCTTCCATCTGCCTCCGGGCATGTTCCTTAAGCGCAGCCTGTCGCTTGGGATCGTCCCTCTTAGGCCCGGGCCTATCACTCAAGATGCTCATCTGCCACTCCTCTAACTGTACCTACCAGTATACACCCGTACAGAGCAAAAGTCAAGTAGGCTTCGCTGAGGTGTTCCCTGATTTACTCTCCATCTACCAGGTGTTATCAGGTATAAGCAATGGTAGAGGGGAGGTGCCCCGGGTGGGTAGGTATATAGAAAGAGGAGAGAGAGAGAGAAGAGACCTACCTACATGGGGTACCCCTCCTCTATGACTGTTCTTACCTAAGGGTACCTGGTCGACTAAGAGTAAATCAGGGAGCGACGCGATCACGCTTTTGTGATTTGCGCTGCGCTCTGCGATGTGAGATGCTTCGATTGTCGCCAACACGGCGTCGATGCAATCGGAGACATGCCAATGACCATCCTCCCGAACCTTGCCCAAGAGAACGAAGCCCTTAAGCTCAAGCTCGCGGATATGCAGGCCATGCTTGCTGCGGCTTCGAAGCCCAAGGCCATCACCCTGAAAGTGTCCGAGAAAGGCGCCCTCTCTATCTACGGCCTAGGCCGCTTCCCGGTGACCCTCTATCGCGGCCAGATGGAACGCTTGATTGCCTCCATCCCTCAGATCAAGGCGTTCATCGAGACCAACTCCGCCTTGTTCGCAACCAAGGACTGACCACGCTCAGACTGTGCCTACATCAAGGCCCACACCTCGCGAAGGGGTGGGGGCCAAAATTTTGTCTCTGCGATCGGGCCCAGTAGTGTCGGACGCAAAATGTATGTGTTTTGAAACGCCCTATTAGGTATAAAAAAATAAATGACAAATCGTATACGAATGTGCTTGACGACGGTACCGGAAGTAGTGTAATATAGGAGCCAGGCCAGGGGAGAATTGTGTCTGGAGCTATGCCATGTTAGAGCTCGGGTTTATGGATATTTCGAAGCTTATGCACTGTGGGGTGTATGCGCTTCTTAAGAAAGGGGAAGTGGTTTATGTTGGGAAGTCAAAGCAACCTATGCAACGGATTTACAGGCATGTTTACAATCGAGGAAAGCCTTTAGGCACGACGATCAATACGCAGTCAAATGCCAAGTGCCCTACGTTTAATGGAAAGGGAATTACATTTGATAGTGTCTGGTTCTTGCCTTGTATGTTGGGGCAGCTTAGCGTGCTTGAAGTGCATTTCATTAAGATATACATGCCAAGATATAATGTAAGGCACAACCCCGAACCAAAGCTTAGACCTGAAAGGGAACCGACACAAATCATACCGATCCCTGAGGAAATCAAAGCCTTGCTGGCACAGATGGTAACGATAACGGGGCTGCCTCAGGAAGACAGCCCCAAGGTTTATATACGAAGGATGCTATGAACCCAACTCTTCACAGAGGTAAGCTGGCGAGGACTCCTCGAGTGGTAGGGGTGCGCCCGCTCATGCGTGAGGATATGCTGCGCCTGCAAGAGCCGAGGCCGCCTCAAAACAGGCCGAAGGCAATGCGGGAGACCCACCATCGCTTGGCGCGGATGGTCGCGGCTGGGTTTCGTACCGAAGAGATCCTGCGCCTTACCGGCTATAGCTACACCCGATTCCACCAACTCTCAAAGGACCCTGCGTTCATGGAACTCGTAGCGCAGTATCGGGGGAAGGTCGATGAAGCCTTCCTGCGTGGGGTGGATGAGTTCTATGAAACCTCCACCTCAAACATGCTCCGGGCAGAACGCAAGATCGAGCAGATCCTTGATGATGATGATGAAGGCACATTAGAGAAACCCCTCAGTATAAATCAACTGATGGCCCTCACAGCTGATCGCGCCGACCGCTTTGGCTACTCGAAGAAGGTAGTGAACCGAAATGAAAACGTAGACTTTGCGGCTATGATGGAACAGATCGCTCGCTCTTCCGGGCGCTCGAATGTCATAGACGCAAAAGCCTTCGACCATGGCTTAGGGGCCGCAGGTGCGACGCCTGCTAACCTTCGCGAGAAGGGGAATGTAGAGGCTCCGGGCCATGGTCGAAACCGGATCCTTGCTCCAAGCAAGGATGATGAGAGGACAGATGGCTGACATGTGGTTCCTGGCATGGCTCCCTGTGGCGCTGTCTGTCCTCTCACGCTCTTTACAAGCGCAGCGCTACCACCATGCTCTAGCTTTGGGTATGCACCCAATGGGCTTCATGAAAGCTTCGGATGGCACCTGAATTAGCAGAGTGGCTAGTGAGTGTGAGGGACGATCCTTACGCTTTCGTGATGGGTGCGTTTCCCTGGGCACAGCCTGGGACTCAGCTGGAGGCGTTTGAGGGCCCGATGCCTTGGGCGCAGGCGTTGATGGAACGTATTCGCGTCGGGCTTCCCTTGAACGAGGCCATCCTCGAAGCCACCGCCTCTGGACACGGCGTCGCCAAGTCTACGACAGTGGCGCAGCTGATGCTTTGGGCCTTCATCACCTTCCCCGACTGCCGCGGGGTTATTACTGCGAATACCGAAACCCAGCTTAAGACAAAGACCTGGGCCGAGGCCGGGAAGTGGTTCAACCTTTTGAACCCAATCATCAAAGAGCACTTTGAGCTAAAAGCCACCGCTCTCTTAAGTCGGGATCCCTCCCGCGAGCGCACGTGGCGTATCGATATGATCCCGTGGTCGAAGACCAACCCCCAAGCCTTCGCTGGGTTGCACAATAAAGGTAACAGATTGATCTTGGTCTTTGACGAAGCCTCGGAGATCGAAGACATCATTTGGGAAACTGCGGAAGGCGCGTTCTCCGATGCCGATACGCAGTTAATCTGGCTTGCCTTTGGCAACCCCACCCGCAACACCGGTCGGTTCCGCGAATGCTTCGAAGGCGGTCAGCACAATCAATTCTGGCACACCAATCAAATCGACTCCAGAGAAGTCCCTATCACTAATAAAGCCCGCATTGAGAAGCTCATCAAAGTCTATGGCGAAGACTCTGACTACGTCCGCATCCGCATCCTGGGCCAGTTCCCGCGCCAAGGCCTCATGGAGTTCTTCCTTGCTTCGGACATCGATGGCGCAATGTCTCCAGACCGGGAGGTCTTTGTAGATGCCTCAACCCCGCTTGCGCTTGGCGTGGACGTGGCCCGTTACGGCGCAAATAACTCCGTCATCTTTCCCCGAAAGGGTCGGGATGCCCGAACAATCCCACGCAAGGTCTTCAACGGTATCTCCACAGTCGAACTCGCAAACAACGTCTTCGACTCTTGGCAAAGCCTGCGGCCTGACGGGATCTTCATTGACGGTGGTGGCGTAGGCGGTGGCGTCGTAGACAACTGCCGCGCCAAGCATCTCTACGTTTGGGAGGTCCAATTCGGAGGCAAAGATGACATCACCGGAATCGTCTTCGATAACGCCGGGGAACAATACGCCAACAAACGAGCTGCAATGTATGGCGCTCTGCGAAGTTGGGTACGCACTGGGTTGTTACCTATTGACGCCGACCTCCGTTCCGCAATGCTCGCCGTCCGCTATACGTTTAATAAACAAGACCAAATCATCTTCGCTCCAAAAGAAGATATCCTAGCCGACAACCCAGGCCTCGTCCTGGACGACCTTGACGCACTAGCTCTTACCTTCGGTGGGTTCCTCGCCGCACACATAAACGCCGGCGGCGAAGGTCCCCACACTCCGCTTCACGTCACCGAATACAACCCCTTTGCACCTGAAATGATGGGAGCCGGAGTATGACATGCCTAAAGTGTAACAAAGAAATGCTCTTCATGGGAACCTGGCCCGCCCTGGACGCAAACTGTAAGCTCTTCAAACGCTATAAATGTGTTGAATGCAAAACCTACTCCGCGGAGCCTGTGTGATGACTCCCGACTCCCCGCAACAAGCCCTCCCACAACTCCCCAATGCTCCTCCCCCACCGCCGATCTTCGGCCAGGCTCCACTCGGAAAGAAGCCCGGGCAGAAGTCCTCTACCCCATCCTTCCTCGGCACGCAGGCCCTCCCGGCTCAAGGCTCTTCCGCACCCGCTGCGCTTCAAGGAATGAAGTGATGCTAGTCGCCCCGACCCTCCCTCCCGAAATGATGCCAAAGACCGGCGCCGGAACCGGCGTTAGCCCGGCTAACTTCCTAATGGCCGCGGCTGATATGTCCAAGTCAGGCGCCATTCCAGATGTCGCCCAGGGCCGTTCCATGCCACCCGGCCTCGATCCGAAGATGCAAACAGGCCATCCTCGTGGTCGCCGAGCCAAGCTACAGGTGTTGAAATGAACCCCTTCCAGCAACCCAACCGAGTGTCATCCGACGCCTGGGCTCTGCCCTACCCCAGAGGAAAGGTAAGCCAAGGGCCGGCATTCACTCCGGTTCACCCATCTCCACTCGGCTTGATAAGCCCAACTAACGCTAACAGGCGCAAGGATCACTGTTCGCATCTCTGGCAGGGAGGCATTGGTAACGGTTCTTATGACTGCAATGTCCTCCTTGCAACCAGCCGGAGTCGCTCATGAACGCCTTAGTTGATTGGAGGCAGTTTCAGAGGAACACGGATCTTGCTTCAGAACAAGATCAAAGGTTGCGTGCTTTTCAGCAGGGGAGGTTGCTTGGGTTAAGAAATAATAGATACAGTTGGTGGACCCACGTCCGCGAACTTGCCGACTTCATCCTGCCCCGCAGGTACAAATGGCTCATCACACCGAACCAGATGAATCGGGGCTCTCCAATCAACCAACACATTTTGGACAGTACCGGAACCCTCGCCGCCCGCAACCTCGCCGCAGGCATGTTCTCTGGAACCTGCTCCCCAACTCGACCTTGGATCAAGCTCAAAATCGGCCATCTCGACTCCACCCAAACCTCCCCCACCTCGCTTTGGCTCGCCGAGTGCGAGCGCCTCATGTACCTGATCTTCGCAGAATCAAACTTCTACACCGCGATGGCGATCTTCATGTTCGACCTCGTGGTCTTCGGCACGGCCGTAAACCTCATTTATGAAGACTTCGACAACGTCATCAACTGTATCAACCCCTGCTTCGGCGAATACTATGTCGACATTGATGGCAAGTACCGCCCAGTCATCTTCTACCGTGAGTTCACTTACACCATCGCCCAAGTCGTAGACGAGTTCGGTTGGGAGAACTGCTCCTCCATGATTCAGCAATTCTATGATCGCCGGGACGGAGCAGGGCTAACCCGAGAGGTCATCATCGCCCATGCCATTGAACCCAACACTGATGCCGAAAAGTACGGTATCCTCTCACACTTCAAATACCGAGAAACCTATTGGGAATGGGGTGGTGCTACGAATCCTCAGTCTGGGACTAGTTCTCGTGGGTTCTTACGCAAGCGCGGCTTTAACGAACGTGCGGCCATCATTGGCCGTTGGGATTTGGTCGGCAATGATCCTTATGGTCGTAGTGTTGGAATGGATGCTCTACCAGACATCAAGCAACTCCAGCAAGAAACTCGGCGCAAAGCACAAGGCATAGACAAGGGCATCAACCCTCCCCTCGTCGCCGATGTGCAGTTGAAGAACCAACCCGCTTCCCTCCTTCCGGGTGGCATCACCTTCCTTCAAGGAATGATGTCGACCGGCAACGACGGCATGAAACCCGCCTACGGTAACTGGAAACCCGACATCGCCTCCATCTCTGCCGATCTCGAAGAGGTCCGCAAACGCATCCGTGATACCTTCTTCAACAACCTCTTCAACGTTGCCTCCCAATTCGAAACCCGTTCCAACATCACCGCAGTTGAATGGGACATGCGTAAGGCCGAATCCCTTATCATGCTTGGCCCCGTTTTCCAACGTCTCTACAACGAAGTCTTCACTCCAACCATCGATCGGGTTTGGGGCATCATGTCCCGTGCCGGTATAATCCCGGCTCCGCCCCCTGAAGTGGCAGGGAAGAATATCGAAGTTAAATTCTCCTCCCTTTTGGAAATCTCCCAGAACGCCGCTCAAGCCGGTTCAATCGAACGCATGTTCCAGGTCACCGGACAGATCGCCGGCATCGACCCAGCCGCGACCGACAACCTCGACTTTGACATGGCTCTCGATATTTACAGCAGTCTGCTGAACAACAGTCCACGCAGAATCCGCAGCCCAGCCCACCTGACCGCCATCCGTCAGGCCCGGCAGCAGCAACAGCAGGCAGCACAGGCAGCACAGCATGCTGAAACCATGTCCAAGGCCGGTGTCGACGCGTCCCAATTTGATGTA